AGGCGTGCCCTGAAACACAGCCGTCAAGGAGTCAACAGACTGTCTCTGGAGCAGGCCGTCTGGAAGCTCGCCAACAACCGAGTAGTTGACTGGAGGGTTGGCGGTGGATGTTGTCGCGCTGCCGGAGTATGAAGAGCCTGAACAAGTCCTTGCCGGGGAGAGCGACGACATGCAAACCCGGTTGAGAGCCGCCTGATTGCAGGCGAACGAATACGCCATCAGGTCTGCCGCAGCCTGACTGAACGCGCTGAATATTCCGGCAGCAACCGTGAACAAGAACGGAGTCCCGTCCGGGCAGTTGAACTGGCAATACTGCGCGTTGTTTGTGAACACCGTCCTGTCGCTTGGAATGTAGGGGTAGTCCGGGTTCGGTCCAGGATTGAGGGTGGGCCAGTTTGTCGAGAGGCACAGAACCGCCTGCTGCGCCGCACAAAGGTCGGCTGCCTGCTGGGATTCGTCAGATACGCAGAACCCAAGACACCCGACCGAGTAGAACGTGGAGCCAAGAGGGGGAAGCCCGATGCTGTATCGCCTGCCGTAGAAGTTGTCAACGTCAGGCCCTTCGGATGTCAGGTTGACGAACGGAAAGTCCGGGTCAACAGGCCCAACTCCGCCACCTATTGATGGCGGGCACTCGATACAGGGGTTGACGCATCCTATGTTCATCAGCAGGTCAGCTTGTCATACAGCTTCCTCTCCATCCTCTCTGCGTGCAAGTAAAGCCCACGAATGCGGCAAAATCCAGTAATAATCAGCCTCGGCTGGAACTGATACCCCTGATTGGCCGGCCTGCTGCTGCCAGCGAATTCGGCGCACTTGTTCGGGTCTGGCGCTGGAAGGGACATGGAGTTGAAGTAGGAGTCCTTGCACGGAGTCAGGGGGTAGCTGATGGGATTCTGGACGACCTCCGCAGAATTCCTTGGAGAGCACTTCTTCCAGATGTGCCACAAGTTCCAGCACACCTGTCCGTCGGGCCTGTATTCCATCTTGAATTCAACAGTGCCACTCAGCCTGTCCACCCATATTTCAGCACCAACAAGCTTCTTTAGCAAAGACTCATCCCCCCATGTGTATGCAGGGAACTCTATGACCCATGTGATTCTCTTTTCCCCGTATTCGTTGGAATCCTGCCTGTCGGAGCTGGTGATTTCCCAAAGCTCGATGTCGTCTGTGGATGACTGGACGGACGCGAAAGCCCTCTCCCTGCCCCCGAAGTCCCCTCCTGTGAGCTGGAACATTCCAAGACCCTCCTGCATCCCCTCCCAGTTCGGCCTTGTCTCGCTGGCAAAGCTGCTGATGGGAATGAAGTCGAGCGGTATCAGGGCGCGGTGAACAACCCCGCGAGACGCCTGAATGGGGAGCGCAGTCTCAAGAAGCCTGCTGTCGAAGTATATCCCGGAGCAGAACCTCAGAAGCGCCCTGTCGTTGTATTGAAGGATTCTCTGCTCGTTGCTGCTGATTTGCTTGTTACCCCACTGACCGAAGTATCTCACCGACTGGTTGAGGGAGCGTATCGCAGGCTCAAGTGACTGGTAGAACAGGTCGCCGTTGACCGCAGTTATGCCCCTGTCGTTCACCCAGCCGTTGTTGATTTGAACGACCGTAACCAACGGCATTGAGTTCTTGGTTGTCGCAATCCAGTCCGTGCGAGTGATGGGGACATTCAGCGCGTAGATTGACTTGCGAGTTCCCATGAACAACCTGCCCTGACCAAGAGCAGCATCAATGTTTGCGCTGTGAGCAAGACCCCTGATAACTCCGTCCTGAGCCGGGACGCTGAAACCGTCTCCGCCCAGAACAAGCGGGCACTCCGTCACGTTCAGAACCGCATCCTTGAAATCATACCCAATGGTCCCGGACGGACCTCCCACAATGTCTCCTGCGTTCGCAACCCTCCCCTGTGCATACCAGATTCGGCCCATGAAGTAGTCCATCGCCGTTCCAGCCGGAATCTCGTTGACTCCGGGAGTCCCAGGGGCAACCGCAGTGTTAGTTATGCCGACGCTCCTGCGAAGGGTTGAGCCATCCCAGAACAGAGGAAGAGTTATATCGTCTCCCGCCTGTATGACGAGGAACTGCTCTGCCTGACAGAAGAACGCTATTGGCTGGTCTGCTGGATTCGTCAGCCCGAAAGCATCACTCAGGTCAACAACACCTTCTTCAACCGTTGAGTCACGATAGATTCTCCCTCCGATTGAGTAGATGTGATACGGCTCTGCGTCTATCGGCTGGTAAAGGAACTTGCCCTGAAAGATGGAGCTGCCGGAGTTTACAACCTTCAGCTTCTTCCATCCTCCTCTCGGGGAAATGCCACCATCCCTGACCGTGGCATTGTCGAGCCACGAAAGCTCGTTTCTCTGAAGTCCGTTCGGGTTTCGATTGGAGGCGACCGTAGTTACTGCAAGAGAGTTAACCCCTCCAGAGAAGTCAACCGAGCCGTCCGTGTCTATGACGCTGTTCGCTGGCATTATCTTTGCAAGCACCCTGCTCCTTAGCCATATTGCTTGCAAGTAAAACCATGCTCATCAAAAGCGACTCCGAGAAGTCAACCGGAAGATTCATAAAATACGGACTCAAGTGGGAGGCGAACACTGACCCAGTGGCCATGCACCTTCACATGATTGCCAAGGGTGGGAAGTGGAGGAAAAAGACTGACGGCAAGGTGGCCGGCAACGGACTTGAGTATCACTTCAGGAAGTTTCAGGAACTGGCGTGGCCGACGAGAATCTGGAAGAAGGGACCGTTCAGAAACTACTGGGCCGACAAGTGCCTTGAGGCATACCTGAACCACACCTACATCGGAGTAATGGGATGCGCTGCCAGCGGCAAGAGCGACAGCTTCGGATGCAACGCGCTTACGGAGTGGTATGCCCACTCATCGCACATGACGGTTCTGGTCACGTCAACCGAGAGGTCGTCCCTTGAGCTTCGCATCTGGGGCATGATTAAGAAGTATCACAAGCTCATCAAAGCCAGCAAGGACTGGATTCCGGGATACCTTATAGAAGGAAAGCAAATGCTCCTGAAAGACCCGCGCTCCGAGTTTTCCGAGGGCCGTGACTTCAAAAACGCGATAGTGGGGGTGGCGTGCAAGCGCGGCAATCAATACGTGGGACTGGGAACGATGATTGGAATTCACAACAAGATGGTCACTCTCATAGCGGACGAGTGCAACCTGATGCCGAGGGCGTTCCTCGACGCGGCAGCCAACCTTTCCAAGTGCGAGAAGTTCCGTCTTGTTGGAATAGGAAATCCCAACGAGACCACCAACGCTCACGGTGCAATATGCGAGCCTCACCCTGACCTCGGAGGATGGGAGGGTGGCGTTGACCAGGCCCCCGGAACAAAGACCTGGAAAACCAGATTCCCGAACGGGATATGCCTCCAGCTTCCTGGAAGCGATTCTCCCAACAAGGATGTGCCGCCAGACGAGCCGCCTCCATTCCCGTTCCTCGTAACCACGAAGCAGATGAAGGAGGATGCTGCGATATGGGGAGTTGACGACTGGCACTACACCATGATGAACGAGGCGAAGATGCCTCGCGGTCAGGGTTCTCGCAGGGTTCTTACAAGGCAGGCGTGCCAGAAGTTCGGTTCGTTCGAGCCGCCGAACTGGAGGGACAGCCGGATAACCAAGGTTGCGTTTCTTGACGCGGCCTACCGTGGCGTTGGAGGAGACAGGTGCGTATTCGGTGAGATTCAGTTCGGATACGAAGTGGACAACGAAGGCATGATGAAGGCGTCAACAATGCTGAACGCACTGGCCAACCAGGTTGTCCAGCCGAAGGGTGGCCGTCAGATTCTGGCACTGATAGACCTGATGATTGTCCCGGTTGTGGCCGAGAGGGACTCCGACCAGCCGGAGGACCAGATTGTTCAGTTCGTCAATCAGCAGCTTGGCAACCGGGGAATTCCCAATGGGCACTTCTTCTATGACGCAGGCGCAAGGACAACTCTTGTCAGCGCGTTTGCCCGAAACAACATGATTGAGTGCAACACGGTTGATTGCGGCGGAAGGCCGTCGGAGTCTCCCGTCTCAGCGGAGATACAGAAGCAGTGCTGCGACTACTACTCCAAGTTCGTCACGGAGCTTTGGTTCTCGGTCAGGTATGTCGTTGAGAGCCGCCAGTTCAGGGGGATGACAGAGGAGGCTTGCACCGAGTTCGGGCAGAGAGAGTGGAAGCTTGTGTCTGGAAACAGAATTGAAATCGAGAGCAAGAAGGACATGAAGGTTAAAACCGGAAGGTCGCCAGACATAGCCGACGCTATTGCCATAGGAGTTTATGGGGCAAGGAAGCTGGGATTCCTGATACAAAAACTCGCCAGCCCCAGTCGCGTTGTTGACCGCAACCAGGGCTGGAAAGACGACCTTCGCAAGAAGGCAAGAGCACTGTCAGATTCGGGCGTCCTGAATTATAGCTGACCGGAGTTCACCTTGGACACCGCGTCTCCAAGCTTTCCCTCCACACCAACATTGACGGCGTGTTTTTGAATCGCGGCTTTCACTTCGGCATTGCCAGCGTTCTCCACACCTTGAACAACAGTCTTTAGAAGCAGAGCTTGCTGATTGGCTTGGTCGTTCTTGCGCTTGGCGAACCACGCCGCCAGAGCCGCCACAGCCCCGAGGCCAATCTCAACAGCGCCGGAGAACGGGTTGACCGGCTTCGTGGCGTCATTCACAGCCTTTGCAGTCTCAATGGCCGTCACCAATCGAGGGTCAACAACGTAGTTGGTCGAGTAGTTGCCAGAGCCTGGAGGGGTTTCGGATACCTTGGTTGAAGTGCAGCCAATCAGGACCGCGCTCAGGACAAGTATAGAGAGGATGTTTTTCATAGGTGTTTCCTTTTCTTGCGTTGTTTCCAAATCTCAACAGGGTTCAGTGTCCCTCCATGCCGGAGATAGTTCGCAATCGCAAACAATCCTGCAACAACAGCCACCAGAGACGCGAGCAGGCTGACAACGGACTGCGCGTGCGCCATCCAACCCACAGTCGCGCTTCCTATTGATACACCCGTCGCCACTTTAGTTGCCATTGTCTCGTTCGTCATTGCCGCCCGGCGGTTCATGGATTCTCAATTCGCAGCTTGAAAAAACCCAAGTCGTAAAAGTTCGTCAGCGTGTAGCTGTATTGAACTGCTATTGTCCTCATCTGTGCCGGTGCTTGCGGACAAAAGAATCGTAAGCTGCCAAACACGTCAACAGTGTAGCCGTCTTCGGCAGGTGCGGCAAGTGC